GTTGGCCTCAACCAAGTAGTAGGGAGACTGTGGCAGAATGCCAGGAATCGTCAGGTCCGTGATAGTCAGATAGTCGTCTGAGTACACACCCAAGAATGCGCTAGCGCCCGTGCCGTGCAATACCGCGAGCCGCTCCTTGCCGTCCGGCGTAGTCGTCTGCACAAAGCCGCTGGCCTTGTTAGTCGGCATCGCCACGGACGGAGCCGGAGTGAGTGGTCCACGTCTATCAGTGAACCCCTCCCGATGTACGAATAGATCCTGGAGATAACGCGCAGCGTCATCCGGAATCTGATGGGCGGGGTCCGCCTGGATCATGCCTCGTTTAAATCCCGTCAGTTCGTTCGTCTGGAGACGAGCGGATCGTAGCGCGGGAAGCCTGTAAGGCGATGCCCCAATAGACATTAGTACAAGTAATCCACGTCGTCGGGTTCATCAACGTCCATGATGGTATCCGTGCGGTCGAACTGCCTAAACCACAGGCTGTTCCGCATATCAAACATCTTCTTCTCGAAGGCGTTTGTGAACATCGAGGCGTTCTCGAAGTCATCCTCCATCATGTAGCACTTGACTAGCGAACCGAGCACCACTGCCCGATGATGCTGAACGGGCAGGATTGGGGAGGAGTCTGGAGATACCGTAAGAGCAGCGGGGCGTCGAATATACCGAAGTGTAAGGCTGTTCGATGTACCAATAGGATATACGTACAGCTCATCTCCGATAAAGAAGTAGGCATAGGGGTCACCCGTCTGCGTTAGGTTTGAACTGTAGGTCGTGCTGAAATCGTCTAGGCGCATGGGAGTCAGAGACCGCCCGACGCCCGTATCGTGGAACGACAGGACCTTATCGATGCTGGTGGGAGACGTCACTTTCCCGTCGCTGTTGACCGTGACAGCAGCCGTCGCCTCCAGGAACGGCCACGGCTCACGAGTGCAAATATCGTAATAGGTGTCGTTGAGGAAGCTTAGGATGCGAGAATCAGTCAGGTCGTCAAATCCGTGATCGCGGATCTCCGCGAGCATTTCACTGACAAGCACCCTTACTCCTTACTGTTGAAATGAACTTTGGTATACTTCTCAGTATGGCCCTGTTTGCGCATTTCGTGCTCGATGCGCTCAGCAACGTCGCCAGTAAGGTCTGCTGCCTCTGCCTCCTGAGCCGCACGTGCGCGCTCCTGCGCCTTCACCATGCGGTCGTAGATACGCGATCCCTCACGCCATGAATCTGATAGCCGAATACGGCCGAGCGCCTCATCTACAGGCGGAATTCTCTTCTGAAACCCCAGCACGGGGTAAACTGGCTCGCCCTCGATGTAGTAGGCTGCGTCGAAGCCGCGGGGCATCTTGATGTAGACGACCCAATCTCCGTTGACTTCATTAAAACCAAAGCGCAGTCGCTCGTCGTATTCCTGTACGGCCCGATTGACGCGCTCCGCATCGAGATTCACCACTCCCCGGCCAGGAACAACAATGTTCATTTTATCCGGAGACCACATGTTACTCCTCTCTGCAAGAAAAGCGGGGGAGCGGAGTAAGATACCCCACTCCCCCACCATTTTAGTAGCCGGTCGTGTTGTTGGTAGTGATGACGCCCATGGTGTTACGTCGAGTAACACCCAGGTTCATGTACCGCGCAAGCACGGCCTTCCACGCATCGTAGTTCGTGTCCCACTTGAGGGTCGAGTTGTCCTCATCCAGGAAGTGCCAGTCCCGGTTCGAGAAGACCTTGAGGAACCGCTCGTCCACAAGAAACACACGGTTATACGGTGCATCAACGTCCGCGATGATGGGCTTACCCATGAACTCAAGGGTCTGGAAACCACCTGAGAGCTTGAGAGGCTCAGTGTAGCGAATGTTGGTCTGGAAGGTGTTGTAGAAGTCTCGCTGCACTCCGAAGCTGGAGTAAATAGCGGAGACCTCGCCTCCGGCGATGCGGATGCGGTTAAACATCTGCATCAGTCGATCATGTGTAACTGCCGTACCAGCCGTGTCACGGATGTTATCCCAAAACGGGTTAGTCGCAGCATTGATACCACCAAGGGTATTCGCAGCCGTCGAGATAATGTTCTGGAGACCCGTGATCTCATAGGTCGCAGACGCAGTACGTGCGCCCTGGCGGCCAACCGCGTCACCGTTCGCATTGGTCACAGCAGCACCGTCAACGGTAATAGAACCGTTGCCAGCGCCCGAGACCGCAGTTACGGTGCGATTAGACGCAGCGGACGACGGAGTCGCGGCAGGTCCAATGTCAGCCACAAAGCCGACATAAATCTGCCCCTTCTCAATCGCCTCGCGCAGAGAGCCGTTGGTGTTGCCGAGAAGCGTGTTAACTGCCGCATTGGCAGCCAACAGGCCGACAGCACCGTCGCCGTTACCGTACACCTGGCGGGCAACATCCTTCTTAAGGTCGTTGCGAATACCGTCAAGCTCCGACCGGAGAGCCTGGAGGAATGCTCCAGCCTCAGAGGCGGTCTTTGCCATAGACGGGCCAGACACACGGACGACGCCGTACAGGTACTTAAGGTCGAACTGGGCACGTGAGTAACTCTGTGCGCCCGGCTCCGGGAGCTGGACGTACTCACCACGCGCACCGATACCACCCGAGCGACCCGTATGGACAGGCACGAAAGCAGCCGTGCCGACAATCTCCTGGTCACGAGCTTCGAGACGCTGCAGAAGCAGGACCTCGTTATTAAGCTGCTCGACGACAGGCGGGAGGTAATACTCCTTTAGAATTGCCGACAGGGTGCTAATCATAGCACCAGCCATCTAGGGTATGTCTCCTATCTGTTACTGTTTACAGGTTGCCCTGAGCGCGCTCGAAATCGAGCCGCTGGTTGACCAGCTTCTCCAGTCCGGGATCGTTAAGATCCGTGAACTGCATCGGCTGCTCACCCCCGCCAGTGGCAGGAATAGTAGCCGGAGACGTAACCGATGCCTTCTTCTCGATGTAGCCAGTGACAATCTGATCTGCGAGGCTGTTGTAAACATCAGCCGCCGCCCTCAGGTCGCCACCCGTAGAATAGGCCAGAGCGTAAACAGCGCCCATCTGATCGTTGTCGAAGTGATACTCGTTGACAACGTCAGCGTGCTGTCGCTCCATTTCCGCCATCATGGCGTACTGGATACGATTCTCCTCTTCCTGTTCACGCCACCGACGCAGCTCTTCCAACTCGCGCTTCTGCTCAGCAGCAAGCTGCTCCTGACGCGCGATGCGCTGCTCAACGGCGGGATCAAGACCCAACCCATAGTCATCATCGAGGTTCGACGGGGCAGATTCGGCAGGGGCCTCAGAGACCGCCTCGTTGATCTGCCTTGCAGCCTCACGGGATGCCTGTGACGGGGTAAGCCCCGCCTGCGTCAGCGCCTCCGTAAGCTGCTCGTGAACCTGCAATGCGTACTGTGGATCGGTTGCAAGAGCCGATACAAACTGCACCGCCTCCTGCGCGGCCTCAACGCCCCCGAACTGTTCGAGAGCTTCATAGGCCCGACGCTCTTCCGCAAGGCTCTGCTTAGACCGAGTATAGTCGGCCTGCATGGACCGATAGAACGGCTGCAGATCCTCAGGAATCGCGTTCGGGTCAATACCTGTAAAGGAGTCCGGCTCATCTGCCGGTTGTTCCTGTGCTGACCCGGTTACAGGCTCGTCAGGCTTGTTCTCTGGAACGGGCGGGGGGACAGGCTGAACAGGTGCGCTCGCCTGCTCCTGCTTGTCAACCTGCACCGCTTCAAAGAGTGCCTCAGCGGCCTGCGCATCATTTTCATACGTAGACAAAGTGCCTCCTACGTCGCCTTGGTGAGTTCCTTGGGGGATTGTTCATCAAGGTCAACGTCGATAATATCGTCCTCACGTTCTCTCGCTCTCTCCAACGCTAGGCGTGCGCCTGAGAGAAGCCGGTTAGCGACCTCTTCCTCTGAGGGAAGAGCGATAGTCGATTCGGACCGGGATGTAGCCAGGCCCCTAGCAAGGCGAATCTTGTCATCAAGAATGCCGATGACCGTCGCCAGCTTGTCGGGCTTGACTTGGTCTAGCTTAGCTTCAAGAGTCATGAGCGACTTGTTGCGCACTCGTTCCATATCAGCAACGAAGTCGTCAACGACCCCTTCCAACACTTCTTGCTGCGGCGGGTCCCACTCGCCAGTAGCCCACTTCCGTTTCCAGTCGCGGACTGTTTGCTCAGGGACTTCCGCATCACGTGAGGATTGGGCGACCGCGCCCTTGTTCACCTGTAGTGCCAGATACACGGCCGCCTTATCCGTATCGGTATACTGCCGCTTAGCCATTGTTCCTGGGCCGGAAGTCGGACTGATCCCGTTTCTTCTCAGCTAGGTCGGCTTTAGCGGTCTGTTCACGCAGCTTATTCTCAAGCAACGCATCCTCCTTAGCAGCGAGACCAAGCTCGATGCCTGCCTGTTCCTCAGGCGTAAGAGGATCGTTACCTGCCGAGTCCACGTCAGGCTTGTCCATCGAGTCAGTGACCCAGGTCTCCAACGGAGGCTCGGCCATGACTTCCGGCGTGATGCCGGGATTGCCAGACGTGCGGAGGATTTCCGCAGCGCCCGTAGGCCCGATGGTGCCCTTGAGCTGGAGCGAGGTCTTGACAGGCTCCGGCTGAGGCATCGGCTGCTGCGCCTGGAGTTTCTCCAGAGTCAGCGAGTAGTGCGTGATGAATCGCTGCTGAACCTCGGGTGCGAGATTCTCGTACTCGACGGACTTCATAAAGAGGCCGTGGACGTCGAGGTCCACCGCGCTGTTCTCGAAGGCCGTAGGCTGCATAGAGGCGCGCTCGACGAACATCATAATCTCCTGCTCGTCCTGGAACGCCATGCCGGTCTCCGGGTTCATACCGGACTGTACCTGCATGATGGCCTGCTGTGCCGCCAGGGGGTTCAGCGGAATGCCACGAATCAGCTTCTCGTGCTCACGATATGCCTTATCCTCGTCGGCCTGGTACATCTTAGCCACTGACTTCATATCGCCAATGTCAAGATACTTCCACGCCTGGTCGGGCTTGAGCACGCCCATCTCAACGTAGGACTGGATACGCGCCTGCCTACCCGCGCGCGTGCGCGGGAGACCGGACCCGGCCTCCACAGCAATCGACACGCCACCGTCAATGTCCGCCTGCGTGAAGCGGCGGACCTGCACACTACCGCCCGATCCGCGAATCTTAAGGAGACGCGGCTCGATGTAGTAGTGCTGGGCCAGAGAGAGCATAAGCTGTCCTGACCTAGCAATAGCATGTTCGATCAGCTTGATAGTAGGCGCGAGCCGATCCGTGCTCATCTCCTGGAGAAGGTCGATAGCCACTCCCGCCTCAACATTCGGCGGAACCTGGCCCTCGGTCACTTCCGTCAGGGCGAACACGTCACGGAGACGCTGCTGAATCGTGTTAAGATACTCGAACACATACGGGGGGATCGCCTGTAGTCTCTCGATTTCGGGCTTCAAACCAGCGATGGGTGTAAACTCGTAGACCGCCCCCGGCTCGTTCGTAATACGGTTGCGGAGCGACCCGACAGGTGCCCACACGCGTGGGGTGACTGTCAGCTTGGTATACTCCGCGATCTTAGAGATCAAGTAGTTGAACTCTTTTTGCAAGGGAACCGCGTGCTCTACGATGGAACTATCATAGATCGAACCCGGGACGCGCAGCCCTGGGAACTTCACCAGGGGCAGTTCGTTGGTCGGGAACGGCCACGGTCCATCGTAGAGAATCTCGTTCGGGTTCTCTGCCCACACAACATAGCGCCCCTTAGGGAGCGCGGCTGACGGGAGAAAATACCCCACGAAGATCCGCTTGGTCGTCTTGTCCGCTGCGTTTTCTGCGTTGTTGAACGGCAGAGACGTGTCCGGTTCAGACGCCACACTATCTGCTTTGACGCGCTTCTTCCAGCGCGCCCAGATTTCGTCTGGATCTAGGTGATGCACACAGATCGCATACTTGCAATCCTTGAAGGTCTTGGCAGTCGGGTCCAGGTACACGTCGAAGGGGGAGATCGCCTCGACTCGAATGTCTCCGAGGTAGACGGTCTGCTCCTGCGGCTCCTGCCCCATCTGCGCGAGTTGACCTCGCCACTGTTCCTGCTGCGACTCGTCAGTGAGCGGACGCCCATCTGGGCCGAGCATGAACTTCATGGACTTGCCAGCGTGCTCATCCCAAGTGATCTTCCAGTAGCCCTGACCTGCAATGATACCCCAGAGGAGCGCCTCCTCCAGCGCGTCCTCAAGTTGCAAGTCCTGCCACCAATACTCAAGCAGATCCTCGGCCATCTGCGCGGCTTTAACGTCGTGGTCGGACGCGGAGCCAGGCGATGCCGTCATGATCGGCTTGGTCTTGGTATACTTGGACAAGAGAGAGTGCGAGCCGCTAATAACCTGATTAGCGACTAGGCGCACGCGATGGCGAGGCTTCTCTGCATCCTCCGTAGGAAGCGAGGAAATGCGGCCGAGCCTATCCACGAAGGTGTACTGCCGTCCCTTGTAGAATGCAAGGTTCAGCTTCCACTGTCGCGTGTAGTGCTCGCGTCCGCGCTTTAGAGTGTCAAACTTGCGGGCCAGCTTATCGGCTGAATCCAGCCGAGCTACAGAGGCAATCTCATCCGCGCTATTACGCGGTGTAGGACTGCCTAGAGCCATTTAAGCCTCCCCTCTACGAATCAATCTCGACGTTTACATCGAGTCCCTGATTACGCAGGATTTCGTTGTACATATCCATATCAATGTTCCCACGCTCAAGGTCCCAGGCCGCCTGCTCTTCCCACTCGGGGACGTGCAAGGTGGACTGTCGATACGTCGGGGCCACCGGAGTCACCTCTCGCGCTTCTTTTAGTTCGCGTTCAAGGTCGCGGTGGGCTTCTAGCAGGGTGCGGTGCGCCTCCAGGAGCGACCCCAATTTATCGTTGGAGTCCGCCAGCAGATCCGCCATTCGTTCTACCTGATCTTCGAGAACCGAAATCGCGCTGTCTTGACGAATAACTTGCTCGCGGAGGCGCTCACGCCCCTCGTCCTTGAAAAAGGACATTTTACTTGCTCTTCTTACTCCGTGCGCTAGAAGACTTCGTCTTTACCGGAGACCCATCAGCGGGCGCTCCCGACTCAGCCGTGCGCGTATTAGTCTTGCCCTTCCCGGCAGTCTCACCCTCTGCATCACCAAACTCAACCTCGGTGTCTACATCGAGTGCCTCGGCCTTGACGGCACCCTTGCCGCCCTGGACCTCAGAACCCTCCTCGTCAACGCCCCACGCCTCTAGTTCCGCAGCGCGAATGGCTGCGAGATCACGCGGATGCTGGCCCTGACGAACCGGCACTCCCGGTGGAAGAGCGGCGATCTTCGCCTCTGTCTCCTCGTCCACAAGAACGAAGCGCGGGTCAGTCTGATCCACGGTCAGCGGACCGTGAATGTGCTCAAACTCTGCGCGCTCGGAGCCAGTGAGAAACAAACGACGCCTCTCAGACACTATTTATCTTCCTCCTCTTTCTCTCGCCGATCCTTCACGACCTGTGAAGTTTCGGTACCATCAATACTCGGAAGGTTATACAGTTTGTCCATCCGGGTACTAATATCCTGGGCCAAGCTTGCGACCTGACCCTGAATGGGCTGGAGGAAGCGTCGTGCGTCTTCCAGCGCCTTTTTAGCCCTATCGACCTCGTCCGAAGTACGGAAGCCGAGTAGGTTAGCCATTTCCGCGACACAACGCCCACAAACGAGCTTGCGCCCATTGAGGGGGGTCAGCGCGGGTGGATCAAAGTTCCACCCGGTATCGATAACATCGATGCCCGCCTCGCGCTGGGGAGAGGTCTCGCAGATGTGACACAGGAACGGCGGTACAAGCTGCTCCTGCTCAGGAACTACACGCATTTAATCTCCTTACCAATCGCCGCCCATTGACTCGTCGAAGTTGCCCATTTCGATGTAATGCTTGCTTCCGGGGAGATCCCGGCGGGCGAGTTCATTAACGTCCCCTGCGGGACGATCTTCAAGAATAGCAACCTCTTCGGGGGACGGCAAGAGTGCGCCAATAGTGGACAACGCAATCTCCATCGAGTCCAAGCAGTCGTCTTTCGGATTCTTGAGTTCCGAATCGTAGCCGACCCACTCGTCGATGAAGTCGCGGTGGTCCTCACGAATGCGGACCTTGCCGATCTTAAACAGTGGAGCCATCCGAAGGATGCGCTCGTTCTTCTTCCCCTTCGAGAATACGGGAATAATGGGCGGGAGTGACGGAAGTCTCTCAAGCTGCTGAACGAGTGCGTTCTGATAGGCGACCGCCTCGACCCCGATGTACTGGAGTCCCTGCCCGCGCGTGCGCCACTTAAGGTACCACTCCTGGACTTTATCTACCTGATCCGGGAACGGGATACGTCCCGCCCACTGGTCGATTAGATACACCTGAGTGTTATCCTTCGTAGCGCCGACGAGCGTGATGACGAACCTGTCATTCTTGTCGTTCAGCGAGATTGCAGGGTCAACCCCGATGTAGTACTTGAGATCGAAGTCTTTGGACCCTTCCTTCCGGGGGATAGTAGTGAAGCCAGGCTTCTCATCCCCGAGGGTGTAATACTTGAGCCAGTCACCGTGGAGTTCCTTACCCGACATAGAGTCGAACGACGCCATGTATTCCTGCTTAAAGAGCAGCGGGTGGTACGTCTTATAGATGTACTCCCACTCTTCGCGGGGGAAGTAAGGATTGTCCACGGAGCGGTACTCAACCCGCCCCTGGTGCTCATCCAACATTGCCTCATCCGACCAAAACGTGTCGTAAAACCAGTTCTTACCGGAGGGCGTGGTGGTGCTGATAACGATACCCGACTTGTCCGACAGAGCCGGGCGGGTAACGTTATAGGCTGTATCGGAGAGGATGAAGGCCGCCTCGTCCATCCAAAGAATGTCGAGACCGGCACCTCGGAGGCTCTCCGGGTCGTCAGCCGTCTTAAACTCTACGAGGGAGCCGTTGTCGAACTCAAAGTAACGCTCTCCCTTGTTCATCTTGTAGTCTCTGCCGATCACTAGCCCCGCCTCGGTACACGCCTCCCAGAACGAGCGCCATGCGGCGCGTCCGGTCGGGTAATCCTTGGTCAGAACCCACACGTGAAGCGGGCGATCTGAGTGGATCTCATGTACGTCGAGGTGGAACTGTGAGGGAAAGAGGCAGTAGAACAGGGTCTCCCATGCGGCAGACATTGTCTTACCGCCTCGTCTTCCCGCTACAAGGTGCCGGAACCGTAGAATCCGGCCAGCTTCATTCTGCAAGGAATGAAATAGCTGCTGAAAGTAATGCGGACGATAGCCGTGATCCTCAAACCATAGGAACTTTAAAGCAAATCGCCCCGTTTGCTCGACAAGCTGCTTCTCCGTGAGCCGCTGTTCGTCGTGCTTGAAGTTGCGAATCATTTAATACCATCCTGGTCTGCTCAGAGACCAATTTCTAGGCACTGCGACAACAATAGGCTCTGCCCCGCCTTCAATCGTGAGTCGAATAACCGTGTTGGTTTCGTCTACAAAAGCGAGTATAACCTGCTTTTTTGTCGTAATTGCCTGCGCAGTGTTCGCTTCGATAGCGGGAATAAGTATAATCCGCTTACCGCGCGAAAGCGCCTGAGCGACATTCGTCTCGGTCGCCGGGGCCAGCGTGACCCTGGTGTCGAGATTAAGCGTCTGCACAGCGTTAGACTCCGCAATGGGAATCCACGTCTTGCGCTTGACGATGATAAGGCCGTGTTCAGAACTAGTCTCAGCCGCGAATCCCAGTGTAATGAGCTTATCCAGCGCCAATCCTACGGCGGTGTTAGCCTCAGTTACAGCGGTTAGTGTCACGAGAATAGGCTCGCCATCCGCGCCAATAACGAGCGCAATGGGAGTATTAGTCTCCGCAACCACTCCGAGTGATACTAAGGTGTCGAGACTCAGCCCCAGAAGGGCGTTCGTTTCGGCAACTATGCCTAGCGTTACGCGAGTTACGCGCACAAGGGCCTGCGGAGTGTTGGTCTCTGTCGCTGTCCCGAGCGTTACGCGCGTGACTCGAACGAGAGCCTGCGGAGAGTTAGTCTCTGATACGATTCCTAGCGTCTTACGCTTGATCTTAACTAGTGACACGAGCACGTTACTCTCCGCCACAGTGCCAAGAATTACCTTCTTGTCTAGAAGAATGGCCTGAGGAGCGCTCGTTTCTGTTTTGATTCCTAACGTAACAAGCGTATTAAGCGTTAGCGTCTGCGGAGTATTCGTTTCTGTCGCCGGAACTAGAGTAACTTCAATAGGTCCGCTAGCTGACGAAATCGTGACACGAGGAATCTCGGTGTACGCCCCGATCACCGCGCCAGCGAGGTAGATCAGGCGAAAGTCAATCGTATCGGTATCGACTACATCGGCCGGCACGAATTCGAGGGAAAACTCGATCTCGGTGTGTACGTTCGCGCCGATGGCGGCGATGGTCGTAGACCCGTTGATCTCCTTGATCGTTCCTGCCTGGAATGTCCCGGTTCCTGCTGTCAGTTGGTCAGTGGTTGGATCATCGTCAACGAAATGGGATGACAAACGCGCTTTCACTACCGCCGATGAACCGTCAACGTCGAACCATGATCCGCCGTTCAAGCTCCGCTGAAGTTTGAATTGGCGCGACTGGACTGTGTCAGCGACCCCTCCAGCCGTCTCCTGAATCTCAAATCGGAGTCGGAAGGGGTCGGTTTCCGCAAGAGAGATGTCGGTGTTCTGTGCGTCCTTCCAAGTGGCTGCCGCTTCCGAACCATCGTCGTTTCTGAAACGAAACGCCTTCTGATCCAGCACGGCTGGGAAAGACGGGTGAATCATGATCGTCTGCGCTCGCCAGGCGGCAGAAACGTCCACACCGAAAGCACCTGGGTTGGTAGCAACACCAGTGTTCAACTGACGTTCAGCCGAAAGGATCAAACCGCCGAGGTTTGCGCCAGCAATACCGCACGACTTCTGACGAGGCGGTGAAGGCGTGTAGTTCGTCGGAGGAGTGTTTCCCCAGGTGTCGTCGTCTGCTTCTTCGCCTGCCATTCCCGCGAAAGCGATGAACAAGTAATCCTTGGCGCTAGGCGGTGTGGCTGAGGCCGGAGGATCAGGTGTTGTGGAGGTTCCAGTAGACGTTGTTCCAATCTGCGGTGCCTGTGTTGCAGGATTCTCTGCGCCTGAGATTTCATAGACAATCCATGCGCCCCTGGTAGCTCCTGACAGGGTGAACGTAGTAGTCGCACCCTCGGTACCGTCAGCGACCCGGTATGCGATGTACAGACCGTTAGCGACGTTTTCGTCCAGAAGTTCTGTCCATCCGGCAAGAGCGTTAACGGTGGCCGCTACGTTTCCCTTGTCCATAATCGCCAAGAGAAGGTTCCCTGCGGCTCCTGCGGGCAGATTGACTACATGAGAAGTACCCGCTGTAGAGATCGCTGTCTCAGCGGGGGTACCGACAACTGCGGGGAAAGCCATAAGTTATTCCTTAAGAAGAACGCAAAATATCGCCCGCATTGATGATAACTTCGTTACCATCCGTTTCAACCACCATATCCAGGTGGAGAAGGGGGATAATATTGGCGTCAGTACCTGCCGTGGTATCGCCGTCATAGCAGACCAAAAGGCCCGTAGTATCATTACCGGCGGTTGGGGAGCCAAACGAAACCTGAGGAAGTGAAACATCCCAACGATTGTTGGTATCATCTACCTCAGAGTTAGCGGCTGCAAGTTGTGTATCCGTCAAAACTACGCGTGCCCACCCGCCTGCCGTTGCTTCATTAATGGCGGTCGCCAGGGCCGCCGTCAGGTCGTCGGCGTCCTGTGCGTTAGCTTCTGTATCTGAGGCTGAGCAGGGAACTAGGATAATCGCGGAGTTCGCTGGATCGTTGTTCTCAACGCGATTGAAAAGCTCGCCAACCCGCCCTTTGGCGATGTTAAAAGCAAAGTTTGCCACTCAATCTCCTTAACACATGTAAATGACGCGCAGGTCCACATCCGGGCCTGCTGCAGCCATGCGGAAAGCTTCCAAATCAATGCCGTCCCATACCATAATCTCATCGGCGAGAGCGGGAAAAGCATCCGGGCCGGTGGGATCACTCCCATCGGCAGTCCAGTAAAATGCCCCATCACCACGAACAACCACGCGCTTAATCTCTTTGCGAACGTCGCCAGTGGGGATGTTGGGGAAAGGAGTGCTCGTAGCCCCAACCGTCACGGATTCGTGAGCCAGGACTAGAAATCTAACCTGGTCCCCGTGGAGGAAAGGGCTAACGATCATTAAAGCTCCTTAGGTCTCGGAGTGCTATCTACTGGGCACATCGACCAATAACCGGGATTTTCCCGGCGGCACTCCTCGCAGGTCCATGGGCGGCGCGGGGAACTGTTACGTCCCCATTTGCGCCCAACTACGTTGCTTCCGAACATTAACTGTTCTTTGATGCGTGATCAGAGCTACGAGATTCGTTAGTGACGCCCTTCATAGAAGTCACTCCACGACCCTCAGCTACGCCGATCTCTTCCTGAGCATTATCAAGGGAGCGTCCCTCGGACTCAGAGAAGGCAATATCCTGGGGATTAAAGTGACTTCCCTTGAAATCTCCAGGCGCATTGCCATAGTTCTTAGCCATATTTCTCCTAAGTTTGATTCCCGAAAGCAACAAATCCAGGCTTAGTAGTCCAATCGCTGCGCACAAGCCCAAAATATCCCTCTGTGTTAGAGGCCTGTTCCGAGCGGTCAAGCAGCGAATACCACCAAAGATTTCGTGCCCAGGGCTGCTGCTCCCACCAAGGAAAGAGTAGATTGATGAAATCAGCCTGTGCTTGATCGGTAGTGCCCTGCGGGATAGTTGTGGTTGGAACACCAATCTCGGTAATTTCTACTTTCGGCGTAAGTCCGGCCGAGGCAAGAATCGAGATAGCGTTCTTTGGAAGTTTGTAAAGCTGGCCGAGCGCCGACCACGGGTCATTGGGGTCGTCCTTTCGACCAAACATCTTAGCTCCAGTAAAGCCGCCCCAGTATTCATAGCCGTGATAGCCAAATACATCAAGCATTAGGGGGCCTGCAGCAAGAGCGCGCTCAAGAAAAGTGAGCTGATTCATGCCATTTGCGTCAACTTCTCCGTAAGTTCCCTTCGGAGCTAGACCTGCCGAAATGACTGTTAGCGTATCATCAAAGCTCTTGATAGCCGTAAGTGCCGCATTTTGGCGCTCTCGCCACCCGGCGGGGTTAACATTAGAGCCTAGATTTGGTTCATTACCGAGCTGAAACTCTCGAACTCCAAAAGGCGCTAGATCGCGCGCAATAGCTTCTGCCCGCGCCGCAAAATCCGTAACGCTAAGCTGCATCATTGAGCCAGGTAGAATAGCAGCAAGAAAGTGCATTCCACGCTCTGCGTGCTTAGCAACGATAGCGTCCGTTCGAGGATCAAGTGTGGAGGTTACATCGGTTCGCAGGCCGCGCGCTCCAATTTCATCCGCTAGACTAAAATATCGCTCAAGATCGGTGTCCGAAAGCTGACGCTCGCCCCAAGGGGTTTGCGGCCCAGCCCCAGTAGCAATGCCAAAACGGGAACTTTCTGGAGTGGGTGGGGGGTCAGTAGGATCGGACGTTTCGAGCGCCGCCACACGAGCCTCAAGAGAAGCAAGTCTTGCGTCCTGTTCGCGCTCATACTGAACAGAATCTAGTGCAAACTTACGAATTGCCGTTGAAGACTTGTTAATCGCCTCTGCATCGGCTTGAAGCTGGTCTAGCGTTATTGCCATCTAGCCTCCTAAATAGTTAAATCGGGCCGCCCCCAGTCGCGCAACCATTGGTGTACTCGCCATAGGAAACACGCCGTATCCCTCCGGCTTTCTACCGCCAGTCTTGGACCGGAGGCGGCCATTGCGCCATACCCCATGACGCAACTAGCTGTAGCACCCACAAGATCACTCTTAGCCAATCCCGAAGGTACCAACAAAGCCTTTAGAGCAATGCTGGAGGACTTATCGCATAGCTCGGCGTCAGTCGCGGTCGGACAGGGCGTAGGCAGCGACCCTACTTCCCAGCCCTACTAGCGCCATCTGCTCCACAACAGCGTGCCAATGGCTTGGCTACAGCTCCCAACTTGTTAAAGTTCGTCGATAATCTCGTTAATCTTGGTCCCAACAGCCAAAAGGTGTGCTCGGAGAGCGTCAACACCGTCCGGCTCAGGGATACCATTGGCGTCAAATACCTTCTCTAGGTTGTCGAGAACAGCATTAATGCCGGTATTAGTGAGCTTAAGCTTCTCCAAAACGTCCTTTGGGGTTGTAATGTGTTTGGAAAGGTCGATATAATCCTGTAGGGTCCCATGTTCCAGCATATACGCCGAAAACTGGTTCCCAACCCCGGCCTCCCCGAGCCGATATGCGTACTCAGCGCCCGTAATACGCCCATTTGCGCCCTTGTACATGCCCAGACACAGGTTGTAGTGCGTCGGGGGAATGCCCTCGCGCTCGCAGTACCACTTCACCACATCGGGGGTGAGCGTGGGTGCGTCGCAGAGGTAGGCTTCGGGCATAATCACCCAGCCAGCGTCCACCAGCGCCGCAGTATCGAGGTCTGGAAGGATGCCGTTGAGCGTAATTAGCGCCTTTGGCTTGTCATATGAGCGAAAAACGTCGATATAGGGGGCTGGATTGAACGCCGCCTCAACGTTGAAAATGATGTGATCGGCACCCGTAGTGGTCGCTATAGCCCGCAAAACCTGCGCATCGCGCGCTAGATGCTCCGCATGGTAGGAAACACCCCATACTCCGGGGCTTAGACCAGCCGAACGAGCGGCGCTGAGGTCTCGATCCTTGGTTTGGGTGTCGTTCTGGACCTGATAACTGATCCATTTGTACCCAAGTGCCGCTAGTTCGCCCAGCGGCTTGCCCGAATCCTGCACATCAGTGAGGAAACCGGGGGTGCTAAAAATACCCATCCGTGGAATCCTCCTTATCCGTGGGGTCGTCGGGGGTCCTTTTTAGGGGGTTCTACTACTATAGACGGATCTCAGGGAGGTTTTGTCTCATATTTTTTGTGTGGGGGTCGGCCCCTAAGATATAGTATATTACAGTAGCTAAAAGATACTATATAGTATAATACAGGGGGGTCCAGATCCACGGTGTATCCTAGAGGTGCCTTATGTGTGTGTGAGAGTACTACCCAAACGGGGGGACCCGCGTCCGTATCCTTTTTATGTCCCCGAACGAGCCATTGTGTGCCATGCTATGCACCCACAATCTCCCTGCAAATCAAGCATTTATTCACATAGTCCCTCACTACAGGGGGTAGATCCAACTAGCAGACTAGTAGGACCGCCCACCTATGGTGTTCTCAACGGCGGCCACCGGGTCGCCACTACCATAGGAGGTACACCCGCATGTCTACTGTTAATCTCACCGAACTGGCCGCTGCTCTGTCGGCCATGGGCATCGAAGTGCAGGCAGAGGATACGCCTGCACCGAAGTCGCGCACGAAGCGCAAGAGCGCCACCCGGCCTACTCCGTCGGCCAAAGCATCGGCCGCACGTAAGCCGTCGGCCAAGGTGGACTACGTGCCCACGAACGAGCGCCGCGCGGATCTGCCCACGGCGAAAATGCTCTGGGCGCTCAATGCCAAGGGGATGCTCACCTTGCGCAAGACCGCAGGCCAGCCGCTGACGTTCGGTGCGTGCTGGGATGCGCGCGCAGGGATCGAGGGGTAGCATGACCTACCGTTGCCGCATTGAGGGAACCGGAACTACGCGCGTCCGGTTCAACACGGCTAGCGAAGTGCTCCGATTCGCGCGTAGGATGCGAGACGCGGGCTACCGGGTCACTCTCACCCTCGTCTAGTCCTCTTACCCCCCGTATTCGCCAGCACCATAGGCGGATGCGGGGGGTTTTTTTTGTGCCTAAATATAGAATCCGATGCTTGCCCCTCTAAGCTCCTGCGAGCGCGGATGGATACTTAGCCTAGGTTCGGCCTATCATCGGCTTAGAATGGCTTACACGGCGTTCTAGGGGCATACGCGCCTACTAGCCTCCCCCTGTAAGCGCACCTAAGCCGCGTACAGGCCTGCCGCGTATGGGATTGAGGGGTTGAGCCGTCCTAGGCCGTCCCTCGTCATACGCTCGCCTACATACGCGCCCACCATGCCCCGTAATACGCATGTAAGTGGCAAACACGTGCGCACCCCTGTAAGGGGCTATTGGACGTTCTGCAAAAGAAGGCGAGCATCGAACGTATGTTCGGTTGTGGCGATGAGCACTAGCGGCGGCTAAAGCCCTGCAAATCGGCACTTTTGCAGATCGTCAACGTGCTCTAGTTTAGCTGCAAACCGGATCGGGTACACCCTCCCTGCCGGATCGAGGTTCTAAGCCTCTCCGATGGGCGATGAGCCGA